GTTTTGACATATTGAGCCACTGCTTGAGAAACTCCCTTAGTCTTTGTGACACGCTTGCGTGCGGCTGTTCGCTTGGGGCGCTTCGCGACAATTCCACGTCTACGTTTAAACGGCATATATATCAAAAGAGAAAATATTTTCAGATTTTGGACGCACAAATCTTAAAATACTATTCCTAGATGCAGCCCAGTCATGGGCGTCGAAGAGGGCGGGGCGTAGTATTACCCCCGACCTCTGAGGAACTACCTCTGAGAGAAAAAAAATTAATAAAAAAAAAAATTGATTTGAGGAAATGACTTAAAGGCATCTCAACAATTAAATAAAATGAGCAACAAAGGAATCCGCAATTATTGTTTCACAATAAATAATTACAGCGCGCAAGAGTGGGACCTATGTAACACGATCGAGTGTGAATACATTGTCTTCGCCCACGAGAATTGTCCCACGACTCAGACACCTCACATTCAAGGATACATATCCTTTAAACATCAGAAGACATTTTCAGCCATGAAGAAAATATTTCCTCGCGCAAATATCAGAGAACCTGACGGAACCGCTTTGCAAAATCAAACATACATAGTTGGGCCTTATCAGAAGGGTGACAAGTACAAACCCTTTAATCCTGATGCAGTCGAACGTGGCAACTGTCCTGTTGGAGCAGGTAAGCGCACAGATCTAGACTCTGTGAAAGATAAATTAAAAGAGACAGGAAGAATGGCTGACGTTGTGGAAGTGGCAACATCTTACCAGTCAGTCAGAATGGCCGAATGTATTCTTAAATACAAAGAAAAGCCTCGGGATTTCAAACCACACGTGAGTTGGTATTGGGGTCCCACTGGCACAGGCAAATCCAAAAAAGCATATGAGGAGATGGGACTGGAACTATATACTTGTTTGTCAACAGGTAAATGGTTCGAAGGATATGACGCACACGAGAATGTCCTGATTGATGATATGAGAAAAGACTTCATGAAGTTCCACGAACTTTTGAGGCTTCTTGACCGATACGCCATGCGCGTTGAGTGCAAAGGAGGTTCCCGACAATTCCTCGCCAAGAGGATAATAATAACATCAGCCTTCCATCCATCCACGCTGTTCGATACTCGAGAAGATTTGCAGCAACTCTTGAGACGCATTGACGTCATTGAAGAGTTTGCGCCCTTTACTCATCCTGATCTTTAAAACGCCCCGCCCTCTTCGACGCCCAATAATATTAATATTTTTTATGCATCTTCATATTCGTACTTGAGATTCCAAAACATTCCCACTTTTGTGGTGAATTGATCGATGGTGGAGTCAGCATTAACTGATTCCATCCACATGTACAATCCGGTGTCACTAACCAAACTGTCATCATCGAATTTAATTGTCTTGTTCAAGTACTTAGTTAAATCGCACCTGTTAGTGACGTTTAATTTAAAATCATTATTCGCATAGTAATTGAATGGTTTTATTCCAGAGTAGTCAGTATAAATTGCGTTGCCGATTTTGTGACGGAACGATTTGACCACAGTAAATAAATCTTTGTTTATTTCGCTGGTTAGGTCCCACAAGTTTCCCACGGGTGGTACTGCAGTGTTGCCTTCTTGAAACAATGCGGCAAACTCAGGAATGCCTGGTTCCAGCATTCTGTTGTTTTTTAAATATCCGACCCACACCATGACTTCTTGAGGTACTGGTTGGTCATTCTGCTCGTTGGGTACTTGCTTAATAGGAAACAGAGTGTACTTCAAAGTGAGCCTGCGTGTTTTGATAGTATTCCCCACTCTCTCTCCCTGTCCGACGCCTTGCGGAATTTGAAGGACAGTGGAACAAGGATATATTGGTTGCACCTGCAAATCCAAGTAAGTATTGTAACCAGAGAAACTTATCTGGTCCTTGTAGTTGACGACTTTATTTTCCACGTTCTTGTGAAGAACTGTTTTGACATATTGAGCCACTGCTTGAGAAACTCCCTTAGTCTTTGTGACACGCTTGCGTGCGGCTGTTCGCTTGGGGCGCTTCGCGACAATTCCACGTCTACGTTTAAACGGCATATATA